CAGTTGTTTTTGCTACGGTTCCCTCTGGGGCGTAATATTGGCTCTTCAGGCCTGACTGCTTGAACGCCTCTTCCGGTGGCATGCCAGCAGTGATGAACTGCTTGTACTTCTCATACGCCAGAGGGTCGAACGTGTTGGCGGCTTTTTGTTTAGAAGCCTCATACGATGCAAGCCGAGACTCTGGTGTGCTTGGGCCAGCAACAATCTTGGCGTCTGGGTCGTACTGGGGGGTTGTTTGCGCTTTGTACTTGTCGTAGGCTCCGGGACGGTTTACGGAAAAACCAACCACGCCGAGGATGTTACCGCCCTTAACCCAAGTGTTGAGCTGGCTGTAAGTCTCACCGGTTGCTTGAGACAGATCACCCAAAGTGATGCCGTACTCTTCCATGAGCTGACGCATCTTACCGGGCGTATCCTTATTCTCATCCCAAGCCTTCTTGATGTTTGCAAGCTGGTCCACGGGACGATTTGACGTTGCCAAGGTGTCAAGCAACTCAAACTTGTCTGCTGGCTTTGCTGCGGAGTAGTCCGTTACAAACTTGCCTTGCGGGATGTAGTTCTTGTCGATCCACTCGTTGACTGGACCGTAGTCTGACCCGCCGTCAGCAGTGACGCCGGTTAAAACACGGTCGTCGCCGGTAGCTTCACGGTAGGCCTTCAAGGCGGCTTGATAGTCCTCAGGAGATAAAACTGCGCCTTGCTGCGGCGTCAAAGCGCCAATGTTCCGGCCTTCTTTTTGGCCGTAATTGAAGTAATGCCGCTCGGCTTCTTCCTTCGTGTCAATCCCTGCCAAACCCAAGTCTTTGTTGGCCGCAACATAACGCTGCCAGTCAAAGTTCTGCGGCATGACATTGGGGTTGTACCACTGGCCCGACATCCAGTTATCGGTGGGGGCTACAGAAGAGAGTGGTGCGCTGGGAGTGTTTGTAGAACCAGTTGGGGCAGGAGAATTGAGCTGCGGCGACGACAAAGCCCCAATGTTTCTGTTCTCGGCCATGCCATAGTTCTGGTAATGACGCAGAGCTTCCTCCTCAGTGTCAATCCCTGCAGCACCCAAGTCGGTGTTGATTTTCAAATAGTTTTGGAAATCAAAACCTTCAGGTTTTTTGGTGGGGTCATAAGACAGGCCCGTCATCCAATCGTCTTTTGGAATTGCCATATTTAGTTTCCGCCATTCATTACGTTCAAAAGGGCAGAGGCCCAGTCTTGCCAGTTCTCATAACTGTAGGGACTTGGGATGCCCTGATTCGTGAAAACGTCAATCCCCAAGAGTCCAACAGCCCAGCTCTTCCATTCGGCTTCATTGTCCGGGATCGAGAGCTGCTGGGCGGCATACTGCTCACACAGCAAAGATGCCCAATGCTCAAACTCCATGTGCCTTGGGTCATAGACAAGCGCCGACTGGACATCAAGTACTGTAGCCACGAGTATCCCCGAGATCTGCACTGACAATGACTTTGCCCATCTGGTAATCCCCTCCGGCCACATTGGACACAAACTTCAACCTCAATTCGCGTCTTTGCTCTCTAAGGTCAATTTTCGTCGTTCCCGGCTCAAAAGGATAGGGGCCAGTCGTTTTATCTTCAGCCTGAGCGAAGGGTCGACCGGTCACGTACAGCTCCATGGTCTCTTGCTGGAGGAAGTCAGGCTCCAATCGCTCAAGATGCAGCCAGCGGTTTTCACCAACAGGAGAGGGCTGAGAAGGGCCACCAGCCACCCAACCAAGGTCGCTGGTCTCAAAGGAGCTGTAAATGGCGTTTGCGGCGGTTCCCTTGATCTCATCCGTGCCAATCTCGTGCTGCCACAGGCAGACAAAATCGGTCAGTTGGTTGACCGTGAAAGCAAGATTAGAACCACCGGGGATGGTTGCGCTCAAGATGTCGCCTGCCGTGTAGCCTTGGCCCTTGTCTTTGACCAAGACGACGGTAGCGATACCACCCGCAATGGTGATGTTGGCCGTGGCCCCCGTACCAGTGCCCCCAGTCAGGGTTTGATACAGGTAAGTCCCATTGGTGTAGCCCGAGCCAGCGTTTGAGATGGTCAGCTCGTTGATACCACCGACCGCATCAATGTCAGAAGACGCATTGACGGGGAAGCGGAACACCTGAGAGAAGTACCCGGCAGATCTGCGAGCACCGACAGCTTGTCCAGCGTCATACCAGACGTTCTCTCGGACGTTGTAGATGATGGCGTCGTTGCACTCTTCAGAGTCACCCCGAGGGTAAAACCACCAGACCTCACCGAAACGGGGAACCTTGGTCGCCCATACCTTCTGGCGCTGGGTGTAGTTCAGGTTGTCAAAGAACCAGTTCTGGTTCATCCCGTTCGGGATCTCCTTGACAACACCGTTGTAGAGCAAGAAGCGGTCAGTACCGATCCAGTAGTAAATCCCGTCGTACTCAATCACGCACTGAGAGGACAGGATAGACGTCTGAGAGGAGATGATGTCGTAGCGCCAGTATTGCGCTGGGGTTCCTGCTCCCCCGATGAAAGACATCCTGACCAAGCTGTCCAAGCTCCAGAACAGGCCAGAAGGCGAGTTGGAGCCACCGCGAACGGGCAGGCCTTTGACGATCTTTCCGGTGGCGACGTTGACCTCGTTGGCATCTGGCGAGTTCCAGTCTGTGGGATCACCAGCAGAGCAGTTCTTCAACAGGCCTGCATTGCCGTAAACCACCACGTAGGGGTGTAGAGAAACAACACCGCCGCTGACCGAAATCACGTTGTTGGTTGGGTTCGGGCCTCCGGTGTCTTTCAAGGGTGCAACGGAGCTTCCCGAGATGTCGCCGTACAAGACAGGGATGTTTTGCGTGCTGTCAATCTCGGTCAGGTTGTGGCCGGGGTGCGCCAAGAGCAGGTTGTTCCCGCCAAGCACGTTGTACAGGGAATCAAATTGCCAGAGATTTTCATCGCTTGCGGTGAAGCTCGACCCGACAGATGTGACCTGAATCGAGAACCCGGAGCTGGCGTAAACCGTGGCGACCTCCACAGAAAAGCCCGAGCTTTGGGTGACCGAGGTGATCCTGAACGAAAAGCCGCTGCTGGACGTTACCCCAGTCACAGGCAACGCAAATCCGCTGCCATTGCCAAGAGTCGCCACCGTAAAGGCAAAGCCAGAGCTGGCGTAGATCGAGGCAACAGGGATAGAGAAGCCAGAGCTGGTGACGACAGTCGAGACAGGAACAGCGAACCCGGTGCTGGCGAAGACCGCAGAAACCGGGACAACAAACCCAGATCCAGTGCCGCCGATGGAGGTGGAGTTGGCCGACATGATGTTGCCCACCACAAACCCCCGCCCACGGCTTGTGATGGTGACCGTGGTCACTACCCCGCCAGCCACCACAATCGTGGCCTGAGCGCCCGTTCCTGAGCCTCCAATGAGGTTGACTGAGGTGTAGGTGCCGTTTGTGTATCCAGAGCCTCCTGTGACCGTTCCAAGCGTCTGGATGCCGCTTCCAATTGCCGAGGCGCTGCAAGACAAGGAGTCGGCCACGGTGTAGCCGTTGCCCTTGCCTGTGATGGTGACCGAGCTGACCGCATTGCTGGTGACGACAATCGTTGCCACAGCGCCAGTTCCAGTACCTCCGGTCAAGGGGACTGAAGTGAACGTCCCGTCGGTGTAGTTCGACCCCCCGGTGATCGCACCAAGCGTTCCGATCCCGTTGGTGAAGCCGCCAAGGTTTGTGGCCGCTGCGCTCATTGAATCAGCAACGGTGTACCCAACACCACGAGACGTCATGGTCACAGCGGTTACGTCACCACCGACGCCGACGGTGATCGTGGCTCTCGCACCAGATCCAGTGCCACCTGTCAGGGGCACGTTGGTGTAGGTTCCGGGGCCGTAGTTTGCGCCACCCACCAACGAGCCTGTTGTCAGGGTGTTGATGCCGTTGCCCAGTGTGGCTGCGGCGGCGCTGATCGAGTCAGACACCGCATACCCAGAGCCAGCCGATGTGATGGTCACAGTGCTCACAGCGTTGCTCGAAACAACAATGGTGGCCTTGGCCCCAGTTCCCGTGCCGCCAGTCAGGGCCACATCGGTGTATGTGCCGTTGGTGTAGTTGGAGCCACCAGTGATCGCAGAAGTCGTGGCGATGCCGTTTGTGGACCCCGCAAGAGTGGCGCTCAGGCTGTCTCCCACGGCATAACCGACTCCGGGTTCAACAAGAGACACAGCAGACACCTGACCGTTGGTCACGATGATGTTGCCAGTTGCGCCAGTTCCAGAGCCTCCCGTCAGGGGGGTGTCGCGGAAAACGCCAATTGCCGAGATGGATGTGCTGGCAACCGTCTGGCTGTTGTTGATGTTGTACGTCCCAACACCACCAGAGCCGCTGCCAAAAGAAGTGATGGTTGTGTTATCCGCAACCCCAGTGCCAAAAATCGTTTGGCCCACAACCAACGCCCCAGAAGCCACGGCAGAGACGGTCATCACAGTCCCCGAGATGGAAGCCGTAACGAACGCTGTCGTCGAGTTGGTGTAATAGTTGCCCGGGGTGATGCCACCGGTTGAGTTGATGATGCCGCTCACGCCGCCAATGTCTTCGATTGAAGCCGAAAGAATCTCGTTGGCGAAGTATCCAGAGCCGTCAGAGGTCAAAGTCACAGCCCCAACCGATCCGGTGCTCAGAGCCGCTACAGCGCACTGAAATCCTGAGCTGGTGGCCGCTGTGCCAACTGCGACGTTGAAGCCTGCGCCAGCCCCTCCAAGGTTGGTGTTGGCGGTTGTCAGACTGTCCCCCACCGTGTAACCAACCCCAGCGTAGGTCAGGGTCACAGCAATCACAATGCCGCCAGAGACGGTGATGGTTGCTCTTGCTCCGGTTCCCGTTCCACCGGTCAGGGTGACGTTGGAGTAAATCCCGTTCGGGTAGCCAGATCCGCCCGTGATCGAGCCAAAGGTCAGAATGCCTCGTCCAATGCTTGCAGCACTGCAAGACAGCACGTCATTGACAGCGTAGTTGTTGCCGCCATAAGACATGGTGACAGCCACCACGTTCCCACCAGAAACGGTGACCGTGGCCTTTGCGCCAGTCCCAGCTCCGCCAGTCAGGGAGACGTCAGGGAAAGAGCCGTTGGTGTAACCGCTACCGCCAACGATGTTCTTCACAGACTGGACGCCAGCGTTCAAGACCTCGAAGGTTCCAACAGCGCCAGTCCCAGATCCGCCGATAAAGGTCACGCCTGTATAGGTTCCCGGCTCATAGAGTGAGCCACCAGAGATCTGGCCGTAGGTGTTGATGATCCCAGTCACGCCGCCGATGTTTGCAAGCGCCGCAGAGAGAGTGTCGGTGTCTGCATAACCAACCCCACGGTCCTGAGCGACCACGCCCGTAACAGCCCCGCCAGAGACCGTGATGTTGGCTGTGGCCCCTGTTCCGCTTCCACCCGTCATGGGTACGCTCAGGTATGAGCCATCGGAGTACAGAGATCCGCCAGTGATCGCGCCGTAGGTTGCAACACCGCTGCCGATAGATGTAGCAGCCGCAGAGAGGGTGTCGCCCACCAGATAACCGTTGCCGCTGGTGGTGATGGTGACAGCCGAAACCCCATTCGACGCCACCGTGATTGTGGCTTTTGCGCCGTTGCCAGTTCCACCAGTCAAGGGGACGTTGGTATACGTGCCGTTTGTGTAGCCAGATCCGGCAACAAGAGACCCGAAGGTGGTCAGGGAGGATGCGTAGGAGAAGTCAATGATGCCAGCGCCAACACCGTTGTTGTTGATGGTCAGCGTCTGAAGGCCGTTGTTGTAGCCATTGAAGATCCGGTTGAAACCGTTGGCGGCTTCGACATAGATGCCCCGGGAGATGCCCGAAAGGTCGCAGGTTATCTCTCGGTAGCCACCCATCTTGCGAGGGCGTGCACGTTGAAACCTAACCCATTGGCCGTCGACATATACCTCTTTGTCAAATAAGGTTCCGTCCCGCTGGATACCGGGCTTGGTGTCGAGAGCAAATACTTTTTTGGTCATCAGAATGTCCCGCCAGAGATGCCTGCCGTGAAGTTGCCTGTGCCAGTTATGTCGATGCCGTTGGCGTCCACGTCAACGATCAAGTTGCCAAGCACGGAAATGCCAAAACGCCCAGCGCCGGGTCGATAAATGCCGGTGTTGGTCTCGGAACCGAAGTTCAAGGAAGGGGAGGCTGCGGAACCGTTGACCAGACTGATGGCCGTACCACCGGCTTGGGTGGTGTTGGCGTTCAGGATGTTCGTCGCGTCGCAGATCAACGTGGCCTGACCAGAAGCCGGGACAGTGGCCGTATTGGCCCCCACAGCTCCTGTGGAGATGGTCAGCGTGAAAGCCCCGGCGTTGCACTGGTTGGAGATCACGTACAGGTTGATTACTGGGGGAACAATGATCGTGACGTTGCCAGAAAGCGTCCCGGTGTAGATCTGGATCGTGTTGGCCGCTTCACTGGCCGTCAGGGTGTAGGTTCCAGAGACAACAGGCTTGGTCAGGACGCCGAACTCAAACTGAGTGCTCACGCCGTAGCCCACGGTCACATACTGCGTTCCAGTCGAAACAATGAAGGCAGACTCGCCCGGGGCAAATGCCTTGGACACGGCTCCATCAATGTTCTGTCCTCCGCTTGTTCCGATGGTGACAGTGCCGGTTCCGTTGTTCTTGAACAGCAAAAACCAGTTATCGCCAGTTGTGCTTGCAAGTGGCAGGGTGGCTGTTGTCGCTCCGCCAGACCAAACCAGCGTTTTTGAGCGATCTGAGGTCAGGAAGGTATACCCAGCAATCAGAGAGCTGGAGGGGTGACTCTGGTTGAGAGTCGAGCCAGAAGCCACCAAACCAGCCCCGGCAAGGCTGGCAGCGTCAGCAGAGGACGTCCCAGCGCCAAAGGCGATGTTGCCCCATGTGCCCTGCTCGTTGGCGTTTGTCTTGATGTAGACGTACTTGGCCTCACCAGCGGCAATCGTGATGATGGTGCTGGTGCCGCCAAAAGTCGTGACCGTGAAGCTGTTCGCCCCCACGTTGCGGATCAAAGCGTCATTGCCCACCGAAGTCTGGTTGGCCGGGGGCATGTACAGGGACAGACCACCAGTAGACGCCGTGACGTCCATGATCCGAGCGGCATAGTCGTCTGTGGCATTGCCGTTGATCGGCCACTGAAGCTGGGTGTTGGCCGCAAGTGTGACCGAACGGTATGAGACGTCCGTTGGCTGGATCACGTTTCCGGTGAAGGGGCTGTTGTAACTCATGATTGATCCTTAGCTGTCCATCGCCACAGCCTGACGGTCGGCCATGCGGAGTTTGTCTTCTGCCACCAGCACATCCATGGACTGCTGATACATGGCTTGCCACAGTGGCACCCGGTCATCGTTCTTGAGGAACGGCATGGCCTGCAGCAGCGTGCCGTACAGCAGCGCCTGAGGGGCGTAGATGGTGAACCAGTTGGTCTGGTTGGACGAGTCCAGCGGCTGAAGGCGCTCGTAGTAGAGCACCTCGAAGACGTAGTCGTCGTCGGGTGTTGGGGCGACCATCCAATGGGTGTAGTCGTAGTCGCAGTAGAACTTGGGGACGTCAGTCGCTGTTGGGTCGGGCCAATACTCGCGCAGGTACTCGTACTTGCGAAGCAGAACGGGGTAGCGCTTACCGGCCACGGTGATGTTCATGGACACCGTCTTGTGCCAGCGGGCAGGC